ATCCAACGGAAGTAAATATACCACAAAGAGCTTTGGCAACCTATACAACTGGACAACCAAGCTCAATGTGGGGAACAAAAAGAAAAGTTCCAATTCAACACGAATTTGATGAAATAACAATGTCTTTTATAATTTACCAAGACTGGGCAGAAAAGGCTTTCTTTGAACAGTGGATGGACTATATTGTAAATAAAGACCAATATAACGATAGGTATCAAGAATTTTCAAGAGTCTATTTAAATTATGTTGGTAAGATTTACATATCAACAATTAAAAAGGACGCACAGGGTGGCTCAAACGGCTATACCTCAAAAACTTTACTAGATGAAGCATATCCTCTGTCAATTTTGCCAGTCTCCTTGGCTGCTGAAAATACTGGTTATACGACTCTAGTTGTAACATTTGCTTTTAGAAAATCTTATAATCTAGAAGTAGATAATTCTATTTTTATTGCGACGCAACCAAGAGGACCATCAATTTTTACTAGGTGAATAATATGAATCTAAAAGAATCTTTATTAAATGCTTTGCCATCCTACAACTGTACTTTACCTTATAGCAAAATTAAAACAAAATTTAGACCTTTTTTAGTAAAAGAAGAAAAAAAGTTTTTAATTCTTGAAGAGACATCTTCCCAAAAAGAAATTTATCAAGGAATCATAGATATCCTAAAAAATTGCTTTGACGAGAATATTGATTTCGACAAGATCCCCCTATTTGAGTTGGAATATTGTTTTTTAAAGCTTAGGGCAAAATCTGTCGGTGAGATCATAACACCAAAAATTATTTGCCCAGAAACAAAAGAAAGTCATATAGTTGAAGTAAATCTTGACTCTGTGGCATTGAATGTCGAACCATCTGACAGTTTGATTAGAATCAATAAAAATTTAAATATATTTTTAAAATATCCTACAATAGAAGAATTTGTCGATTCTTCTTCTGATATAAATGAATTGGTCGCAAATTGTATAGTTTACTTTGAGGATCAAAATGATCGTGTGTATGCATCATCATTTAAGAAAGAGGAAATATTAGACTTTTTAAATCATTTAACAATTAGTCAATACAAAAATATAGTAAACTTTTTTGAAAAAATGCCTTCAATACATTTTGATGTTCATTATAAAACAACAGATGGAGTTCAAAGAAAACTAGCAATAAGGGGACTTAAAAATTTTTTTTCCTAGCCCTCAGTCACATATCTCTCAAAAATTATTTTGAAATAATGTATGTTCTTACAAAAAATTATGGGTATTCGTTAAGTGATCTTGAGAACATGCTTCCCTGGGAGAGAGACATATATGTGGAGCAACTGAGGGTAGATATAGAAAAAGAAAAACTTAAGAGACAACAATGAATCTGATAAAATCAAAAAAAGAAACAAATCCAGAACAAAAAGAACAACTGAAGAATTTTTTTCAGGGTTCTGATCTTGAAAAGAATATACAAAAAAATAATTTAAATCCAGAACAAATAAAAATTGATCAACAGCCAGAAAAAGAAGCTGAAACTAAACCACAATATAAATTTTCATCAATTAAAAAAACTGTGGATGAAATAATTCCAACAGTAAATAATGTAAATATAACAAATTACTACAACACTCAAAGCTCTGAAAAAAATAACTTTTTAGATAAAAAATTTAATTTAAATAGTAATTTTTTAAGTAATAGCAATTTTACTGAAAAAAATGTAAATAATAAAAGTTTTGACTTCAAAAATACATTCGTCCCATCGGATAATATTTTAAATGAAATAAAAGAAAAGTTCTATAATACACAACAGTATAATGAAAATAAAAACAATTCATCATCAGTAGAAAATACAAATACAACAAATATAATTAAATCAATTGTTAAAATACCAGCTTTGGCTGAAGGTGGGGAAGTAAAAGAACCGATGGTTGGTTATTTGCATGAAAATGAAGCAGTTGTTCCTTTACCAAAATCAGAACAATTTAAAAATGTTATCAACATGATGACTGAGCAAATTGATATGCAAATAGAAAAAAATGAAACAAATAAAAGCATCACGGAGATTAAAGATGCTAGAGCAAATAATATTAAATTAATGGAACAGCAAAATCAGTTTATAGAAAATCCTAGAGAAAAGCAGAAAAAAATAAAAGAATCTCAAGAACAGCCACAACAAATTATAATTAATCAAGGTGGTGGTGGAGAATCTCCTGGGGGTATGGATGATGGTAATATTGGTAATGCATATGTTGGATCATTGTCATCCTATAAGTTTTTTGAACAAACTTATAAAATACCGGAATGGAGAACTAAGATTGGTTAAAAAAACAACCCCCTTTTCAGGGGGTTGTTTGTTAGAAGGCTTCCTCTTCAAATAGACTCATAGGATCTACTTCCTCTGCGTCATCTTCAACCTTTGGCTTACTCTTTTGCTTCGGTGGAGCCTTTTCCTTAAAATCACTCTCATCTAGATCATCAGCAGTCTTGGTATAGATTGGAGTTGTTCCACGAATATCTCCACCAAGAACATCATTCAACCGCTTCTTAAGCTCATCATAGCTCTTGAACTGATCAGGAGCAATAAAAGGCTTGAGTGCGTGTTGCTGCTTCCATACCTTCTCAATCTTTACATCATCTCCACCAAGAAGAGGTGAAGAAACATCAAACTCAGACTTATCGTAATTAGTATATCCACCAACCTTACGAATTTTTAGCTTAAAGTTGCATCCATTCCAAAAATCAAAAGGATTTACTGGCTCATCATCCTTAAACTCAGGATTCATCTTTTCCTTGATCTTATCAAAGATCTTGGTTCCGTACTTGAATAGGAACACCTTTCCTTCATTCTGAGGATTTGCCTCATCCTTGATTACAAGAATATTTGAAATATAGGTGGTCTTCTGCTTACGAATACGAGCAATATTCTTGTCATCTTCGTCACCCTTCCAAAGTTGGCTGTTTAGCTCACCACAGGGATCAGCCTCACCGATGGTTCGACGGCTATTTTCAATATACCATCCACCCGGACCCTGGAAAGCATGTGAAAGCAACTTTACCCATGGGCAGTCTTCTCCATCAATCTCTGGAAGAAAACGAATAATAGCAAAACCATTACCCATCTTATCTTGTTCTGCTCGCCAGAACCTGTCGTCCTTGTAATCCTTCTTAGGGGTATCCTCAAGCTTCTTCATGAGGTCAGAAATGCTACTCTTAGAACGATTCTTAAAATCCTTAAAACTCATATATTCTCCTTGGGATCTACCCAATTGTTAAATTAGCAGGAACTCCCTGCGTTAATTATTATACCTAAGTCTTGACCAATAGTCAAGCAAAAGGAAGTATGTTCTTATTTGTTTTAATTAAATTTAATTCTCTTCCCTCTTTTTCTAATTTTTCAATTAGAGGTTGAGATAAAAACTTAGCCACAAGAGAATAATCCAGCCCATATTCTTCCTGAATGTCAATGATTGCATCCAGATAAGATATTTTCTTAGAAGAAACTCTTGTTTCTATTTTCTTGCAAAATTCTTCTTTCGATATTATTGGTAGCATAAAAAATAATCACCTATAACTTATATATAAAAATAAAGGGCAATTATGGCAGACGATATTACAAGTAATATTTCAATTACTACTAGTGATGGGACAGCTATCTTAGGAACTGATTATGGAACCAGCGGTGTTGGTGTTTCTCTTGCCCATGTTCAATTAGCAAAATTGGCTTGGGGTACAGAATCCGTAACCAAAAGAGTAAGTGAAAGCAACCCATTACCAATTTATATCTACGGTACTACTGGATCTGCCCTAATTGGAATCACTGGTACAATTAATGGAACTGGTGGTGCTTTTCCTGTAAGAAATATTAAGGACACTTACCTAGTTGTAGGTGGTCCAGCCACAGGAGCAACATATTCTTATAATCCACTTCAAGTAACTGGATATGTTCAGGGAGCAACAAACGGTATTCTTCTTGGAATAACAGGAACTGTTAGATTATCACAGAATTTAAATATTCAGGGCGTGACGAATGGCATTTTGGTTGGTATTTCTGGTGGTAGAATATTAGATAAAAATACAGATAGCGTAACTGTTTATGGTAGTATAGGAATTTCTGGTGGATTATCATTATCTGCTGGAACAAATTCAATTGCTGTCTGGGGATCAGATTTAGGAACAAAGGTATTAACTAGAATATATGCAAGTGATGGAACAACACTAGGATATTCTGGGGATGCTTTAAATGTAAATATTGTTGGAGCAGGAATTACCGCCAGCGTAACCATAAACCCTGTAATTGGAGTTACCAATGGATATGGGTTGCCTCTTAAAGTCTGCGGTAGTGGCGTTACAACCGATGCTGCGGTCATCGTTCAGGGTAGACTAGCTGGTGGTGCTCTTGAAGTAGGAGCCGTCACAGCGATTCCTGCCACGGTTAGCGGAACAGTAACAATTAATGATACAAATATCGTAAATTCTCTTGAATTAACAAACAAGCCATTAATTTCAAATCTGGCAAGCATCAAGACAAATACGAATATCATATCAACAATTAATGATAAATTAAATACTGGAACAATTCAGTCCAAAGTTACAGAAATTGTTCGCCCAACAAAACTTTTAAATGGTTCAAAGGATCTTACTAGCACTGCTGCTGCAATTGCAGTAAGTAATGCTCTAAAGGTTGGAATCCACATTAAAGCACCATTGACAAATACTGATACAGTTTATGTTGGCTCAAACACTTTAGTTTCCACTCCATCCGGTGGATTCCCACTAGAGCCAGGAGAATCAATTTTCATAGAAATAGACAATGCAAGTAAAATATACGCCAGATCATCATCAACAGGCCAAAAGGTTACTTACATAGCATCATAAAATGTCATCAAGATCTTCGTACACAAAATCTCAGAAAAAACGAAGAGGCGAGAACAATGAACTTGTTCCCGTAAGAAGTAATATATTTTATGGAATTGAAATAAAAGAAGTAAACGAACAAAAAACAAACATAAAAAGAGAATTGGTAATTACTCCAAATATTACTTTTTATGACAATTACACAAAAATATTTTTAGATTTTTCGGATATTCAAAACAATAAAGATAAATCTGATATAAAATCTTTTTTTGATTTAATTATTCCTGGTGCTAGTTTTGAAGTTAAAAATTCAACCTGGAAAAATGATACTATAGATAAGAAAACATTTAATCTAAGTGGAATATATAAATTTTCAAAGATTGTTGATAAAATTGTATTTTGTGAAGTAATGTCTGTAAATTCTTATTCAAATAACTTTTTAAGATATGATAAAGAATTTTTTCTTGAATTACCTGTAATAGAATTTTCTTCCATAATATCACCAACAAAAAAAGAAGTAAAATCTATTATCATCAACCATCTTGGAAAAAATAGTAAAAGTTCTTTTTATTATCTTGGAATAAAAACTGGTGATTATATTCAAATTCAAAATGAAAAAGAAAAATATAAAATAGAATCAGTTGCTATCGATAATGAAGGAAAAGAAAATATTACTGTTATTGGAAATCCAATTCCACAAAATAAAGTAGGAAGTCCAATATTAATAACACTTCATCAACAAAATAATGACAAGATAAAATTAGATTACGATAATGTAATTCTTGGAAAATGTGAATTAAGCCAAGATAATGCAATTTTTGCTTGCATTGATAATCATACAGAGTTGCAAACTAAATTAAGAGAAGATACCGTTAAAAATATAAAAGCAACATTTTATCCAAATAAATTCTGTTTGATTAATAATTTTACTCTTGATAATTCAACTGTGATTGTAAATAATACAACACCAGCATTTAAATCAAGTTCGACATCCCCTCAATTTAGTGTTACTTCTAGAATAAATTTATTGAATAATCTATTCAACGCACAATAGATTTTTTTGGTAAAATTTCATAAGATATTCCAAAAAATAATTTTAGTTTTTCGGCCATATCTGTTGTTGGACACATCACTATTAGTTCTACTGTGTCATCAGAAACACCATAAAATAATATTTTATAGTCTTGTAATTTTTCTACATCTCGTTTTGGTTTTGCACCAAATAAATCAAAACTATATTTAAAATGTAATTCTACCATATTTCTATTTAGAAAAAAACCCGGTTGATTTCTCAACCGGGTTTCTAATTACTTCTTGGTACACTTTAGATGGACTTCATCACTAAGATGGTCGATCCTAGTATGAAGATAACTTGATGCTCGCTCAAGCTCATTGAAATTTTGATTTTCAATTTCGTGGATGCGATTCCAAATTGAATTAATATCCTCTTGAAGTTCACTATCCTTCTTAACAGTCTCAGCCTCTGTGGGAAGAGATGAGGCAATTAAAAATAGTGAAATTGCTGTAAATACTCCACACATAAAAGTTACTGCCTTTCCTAGTAAAGGATCAGTAATCCAAAATGAAAGAGCTGTACCAAAAACTAAAAACGAAAACGATAATACTGCAAACAAAAGACTTAGTCCACGCATATGTTTCTCCTTTATAAAAACATTCCCGATAGGATTCGAACCTATGACCAACGGTTTAGAAAACCGTTGCTCTATCCAACTGAGCTACGGGAATACTAAACCACAATTATAACAGATTTTTTTACTTAGTCAATAGACAACTTAAGTTTGTGATCAGATGGCTCAACCAACTTCTTGGTTGGAACAGCAAGATTATTTACAATTGTGGTAATATAGTGCTGCTTAAGATCATCAGTTGGCTCAGTTACAAACATAACAAACTTACCATCAACAGTAATGCCATCAGTTGCCTTAGTGTAAGGAAGCCAACGACCAAACATCAATCGACCATCGACTGGATTTGGAATTAAAATAGCCGCTTCCTTAATATTATAAGAAATTTGACCAGCATTATCAATCACGGTCATCTGACAAACAATTTCCTCACCAGTGGTGAGCCGAACAATATTTACATTTTCCATAATTTATTTCCTTTAATTATTTACAATTACCCATAATACGATTCCAGAAAGAACATTCTGGTGGTTTTTCAATTGGCCAGCAAGTATTTATATCGGTTGGAATATAAAGATTATTTGCTGGATCACACGCTCTCTTTGATGCCCTTGCTACTTCAACATCCGTTAGAAGCAAATCTATGCATCTACCATCTACTTGTACTTTACCGTATGTTAAATGTTTTTCAGTCATAATAGGAATAGAAAGAGTCGAACTTTCTAGTATTTATAATAGATTTCTTATTCTATGACAGTCCTAAGTTACCGAAAGCAGCATGAATAGCGTAATGTACGCCCGGTAAAACTTAAAAGATTTCTATTTAAATACTAATCCCATATTCCCATTACTATTTATTCTTCTTTTTCTTTTTCTTCTTTTTTAAAGGTTCATTTTCATAATTTACAGTTACTAGAGGTAGTCCTTGTTCATAAGTCACTCCTAGTGCAATTGCAAATTTATTTGCTAAAACCTCATCACCAATACCAATATATGGACCATCTTCAAATTCTAATACTTCAATATCAGTAGAATCTTTTGATGAAAATCCTGTACGAATATATTTTGAAGGGCCAAAAATATATAAAATTTTATTTACTTCATCTTCAAAAAAACAACGATGATCACCTTTGTTGGTTTTTCCAACATGGACTGGCCTACAGGTTTTCATTATGTTTTCTATACTCATAGTACGCCGTCTTGGATTCGAACCAAGTCTTATTCGATTATAAGTCGAACTGAGATAACCAAGACCTCCCACGGCGCGTTAGGCACAGTATATCGTGCCTTTAATTGTTTGTCAAGACAAACCCATCTCTTCATCTAACTCTGACAAATAATCAAGCTTCTTATTAGACTCAATATTGATCTTAAGCTTCTTATTATTTACATGACCATTTTCATTCTTGATAAAATAATTACTCTTCTGCCGATCATCATCGTGACCAAGACGATAATTAATCTCTGTAATATTTGTATTTTCAATCAAAGAAGTTGTCGAAAGAAAGTTTATAATCATAGAAGAAATCTTCAAGGCTTCTTCTTCTGAAAATGGCATTGGAATATCAATATGTAAACGATACTGGCTCATACCTTCTTAAATCCCTCGTTATCAGTATAATAGATATCATCAAAAACTTCAATACACCAGCCCATGCAAACACAGCAAGGCTTTGACATTCTTAGTTCTCCATCAGCATTCATTCTCACATTTACCAGAGTAAGCTTCTTTGTCTTCAAATGAGTAGGAACCTTTCGATAAGCATCCAATTCGGAATGCATCTCATTATAAAGATAACCTAGCTTTTGTGCCTGTGGATGTGTCTTAAAATAATTTCTTCCAATAGAAACCAAACGCTTCTTATTGAAGACAAGAGAAACATGCTTCTTCTGCCTAGGAATTTCCAGGCAGAGAGGATACGCAAAATCAAGAATCTTTTCAAGAACCATAAAATAAACTGGGGTGAACTTAATCACCCCAGTTCTAAAAATTACCGTGCGTTCTGCGCGGTGCGGCGGGTCGAACCAACCGTCTCATAATTAAACGAACGGCTACGACCATTGCTGTTACGCATGAAGTAGCGAGTTCCACCATTACGAGTCTCCTCAGTCTCAACCTCCCAGTTGCCGTAACGCTCAACGAGAGTACGAATATCGCTCATCATTGCGCGTAGATTCTTGACACCAAAGCGGCTACGGGCCTCCGCTGCGGTAATACCACGACCACTGGACAGATAATTGATCACTCGACGCTTCTTGCTAACATTAGTATTTGACATAATAAATCTCCTTTGACTCTTTGTTTTGATCACCAACGCGAGTCAGAATTGGTGACTAACGATTAATGCCCCCAGTAGGGATTGAACCTACGACCGTCAGATTAAAAGTCTGCTACTCTACCAGCTGAGTTATAAGGGCGGGTTGATGTGTCTATTATAGACTATACTTTACACTTTGTCAAGGCAACACACCAAATTTTTTGAGAAGATCTTTATTTGTATGTTCTGCAATATGACAATTAGCACATAATAAAATACATTTTTTTACTTCATCATATCGATCAGCCCTCAATAAATTTCTTGAATATAAAGCATATTTTTTATTTGAGGGATCTGTATGATGAAATTGTAAACTTGCTGGATTTCCAGAAAATCCACATTGTGTGCATTTTCCACCCAACATTTCAATCAGTTCTTTGCGTGATTCCCATCTTCGTTTTGTGGTATCACATGAAGGGCATACAACACAACCCTTTTTATTTTTTTGATTAAAGTCTTTATTACAATATTTACATTGACACATAATTTACGCTTTCAGTATACCAGGTGGGTGGATTAGTAAACTTCCACTTTGCAAACCTTGCCTTTTCATAGATGTAGTAATTTCGATATGCCATAACAGCATTGGCTTCCTTATATTTATCTGGCATAGCCTGTGCAAACGGTGTTAGATTTACCTTGGTAATTCCATGAGGAATATGATGACAAAACCAATTGGCCATTTTATGTGCCTTATGGGTTTTATTATAACGATGACTGTATTCAAATGACAGGGCAAGAGTATGCTCTGCAAGCCACATGTAATTTTCTGTAGATTCTCTTGCCCAAATAGTACAAGGATGATTTCTAAACGATTCCTTGTATAGTTCTACAGGAGCATAGATTACATGACTAGAATGCATTCGATGCACAGTTGAAAGCATTTGACAACCCTCAACAATCATCTTCACAACATGCTTATCGCATAGATTCTTTGCTGCAATTACCGGGTCTTCATCAACTACAAAGATGTTCATGCTCAAAGTATAGCATGTTTTTTATCTATGTCAACCATTTGATATAACTAAAATAAAAAATGGGAGGCTTAGAGCCTTCCCATCGCGATCTTTGGAAGTTTTCCTTCCTTATAAAGCTTTTCAATTGTCTTTTTCTTTGCGTGATTTAAAATATTTTCTTGATTTTGCCGACGAATTCGATTTTTTCGCTTTCGATGCTTGACTTTCACTTCACGATTTGTTGTATTTGCCATTATTTACCTTTCTTTTCATTTTTTCCTTTATTTTTTGACTTATTTCCTCTCAATTCATCCTCTGTGTAGAGGTATAAAATGTTTGGAATATAAAATGACTTCCAATCTTTCGATATAACATCAAAAACTGGCATTAAAGATGGATCATCACCACCCTTAATTGTCTCTGCAACGCTTTTTGCGTGTTTTGCTGGTATACTTTTTTGATCTAGAGTGCAAATTAAAGATCTAAAACGACCATTTGTCGCTTTTCTAAATTGAATTTTACAAAAACCTTCAGAAAGAAGAGATAATAGATTTTCTCTGTTAATTTCAGAACCTTTTAGCATATGTTCTCCATTATATCAAGTAAAAATTAACTTTTCAAGTAGTTTATTTTCCTCTTTTTTTCTTACTTATTTCAACTGCGGCTAATTGTTTTAATGCTTTTTCTCTTGTTTCATGTTTTCCTAGAACCTGATCGCCAGATGAACTCATAACAAGATAATTTTCTCCGCGTTTTACGATTTTTTCCAATAATTGTTGAAATTTTATCATTAGTAATGCCCTGATCCTGTTGGTGGTAAAGTTTTTCCTAATTTTCTTTCAAAAGTTGATGCAATTCTTCCCATTGTTTCTTGACCAAAATCTCCAGATTTCAATGGATAACCATATTTTTCGGTTTCAGCTCTTGATGCCCTCATCTTTTGTCTGGCAAGACGCATAATCAAATCATATCTACTCATATTTTCTTCACCTGGACCAACCATTAAATTAGTAACGGTTTCAACTTTTTTAGCTTTTTCTACTCTTTGCTGCCTATCTTTTTCCCAAGTGTTTCTTGCTTGTCTTCTTACTCTTAAAATTTCAGGTAAATCTAACTCAGACATCTTTTTTTCTGTGGCAGGATCTGTTCTTGGACGATTTTCTGGCTTTAAATTTTCAGGATATCTTATAGGAGGAACATAATTCCTCATTGCTTCTCTTTTTAGCAATTTATTTTTTTGTATTTTTTCGGTTAAAAGTTTAAAATTTACTCTCATATTAATATTTATTAAAAATTTTAATTTTTTTCTTGACAGGGTCTATTAGAATTTATATAATATTTTGTCGGGAATGAGAAATTCTATGCCTATAGAAGAATGGGGACCGGATGAATGGGTTGCTGCGATCTTTTTTGGTATTAATGATTTCTTGGTCTGCTATTCTTTTGGAAATTTAATTTACGAAGCTATGACTTCTTATTTAAGAATGTTCTAGCTTTTTGATGCAATTGATTTAATGTTTTAATTTCATCATCATTCATTGCATCTAAATTAATAACATGTCTTCCTGTCTTATCTTTCTGAACAAATTGTTGAGCATATGCATGATATTCTTGCATTGGTGTTCCAAACAAGCGAGCATGTATTTTACCATATGTTGGAGACATTGAAAGAGTGTTTGCTAAATTAAACATCTGAGATAACATAATTGCAGATGCACCAATATTCTTCAGGTGTTTTTTAACCTTTCCTTCTTTTTTCTCAACTAAAAATTCAGAAAAAGATTTCATTAGTATGTCTGGTCTGATCTAGATCGTGGAATTAATCCCATTCGAATTAATTCTTCTCTTCTTGCTGCTTTTTTTGCCTCTAATTCATCTGCAATTTCTTTTGTAGCATCCTCTCTAGCTTTTTCATCTTTTCTTTTCTTTTTCTTTTTTGGAATAAATCCAGACATATTTGATTTTTCTTTTTCTGAAGTTACAACCCTTACTCTTTGTATTTCGTTTAATATGTCTATAAAATTTTTCATTTATTTTTCCTCTTTAAATCTTCTATGGCTCTTTGTCTTGCTGCATCCGCTGATAAATTTACTTTATCCATATAATAATCAATTCTACCATCAATAAATTCTTGTTCGTGTGGTTGAAATTCAGAACTTTTTTGTTCTTTTTCTTCTTGAATAAATTGCGTGAAAGTTTTCATATTAATTTTGTTGTTCTGGTTTTAAATCTATAATTACTGGATCTCTAGGAACTATTGGTCCACGATTAACTCTACTGTCATATTTCTGAAGAAGTCTTCTTGTTCTTCTACTTGTATTTAGTGGATCTTTTTCTTCTATTTGTCTATTGACTTTTTGATAAGAGCCAATTCCTTTATTTGCTAAATGAATACTTCTTTTTACCTTTGTTTCTGCTGCTCTAGATAAAGCTCTGACGGTAGGATCAGAACTCATTTCTGGATCTCCTAAAGCAGATAATGGATTTATTCCTCGTTTTTCTAAATTACGAGTTATGGCATTAATTCTTCTTTGTTTTTTCCAACTTATTTCATATTCTTCTTTTATAAATTCAATTAATGATTTCATATTGATTTCCTTAATATTTGTGCCATTTTTTTATACCTTCTTCCCTTTGCTCTTTCCTCTTGACGGGTTATTGCAGTTGGAGTAAAATTATAATTAAAATCATAAGTTCCGGTATCAAAATGATGATGTGATATCGCATCCATTACACCAGAATATACTGCACGATGTTTTTCAAAAGCCATTTCTGGCAATATTCTTGCAGATTCGAAACCATCAATAGAAAATGAAACATCTTTCATATCTGGCATAGATCTTGGATCAATCAAATCATGATCTGATCGTGTTCCTATTGTCACCGCAACATGATGTGGTGCAGTTGGGCTACCCTCTTTAGGAATATAAAATTTATAAACTCTACGAGTTGCCTCTTGGTCTTGATTATCTCTTGATTTTTTTATATAATCAAAATCTGCATAATCAATACGAGATCTACCAGAAACTGGTTCTAATAATGAATGATGTAATCCGTATTGTTTAATGTGTTCTTTTTTAAGTGTTGGTTCTGGTATTAGTCCAGATTCATGTTTTTTTCTATGTTCATCTCGTAGGCGGTTTTCTATTGAATCGCGCATTGCATCATAGATTCCCTCAGATTCTAAAAGAAATAATTTATCATTTATTGCTTCATAAGAATCGCCAATTCTTCTAAAGAAATTCCATTCTGCTGGCATCATACTTTGTGGTCTTTGACCAAGAGCAGCATTTATATCGGAGGATGTTACTTCTCTTGGGGCTTCTGGTAATTCACGGCTTCTTTTTGCCTGTGTATCATTTACATAAGATTCAAGTGATTGTCTATTTGGAAATTTAACACTGGTGCTCATGGTATCACCACCGTGGACAATGGCACCATGCTTTGTTGTTAATTTTTCTTGCAATTCACTAGAAATCGGTAAACCAGTTTCTACTTTTAATCGTAATTCTTGACCTTTAGGAACTGCATTTAAAACATGAGTAAAATGTTCATGAAATGGATCCAATGTATCACTTACACCAGTTGCTCTTTTAATCAAATCTGATTGAATCCAGGATCGATCATCGTACATATCAAATTGATGTTCTGAATTATCTGATTCTGGATTTGTGCTTTTTTTGTAACGATAAAATCCTCTAAAATGTCCATGGTCATTCATCTTAGTAATCAATCTATCGCTCCATGGATTACTTTTTTGAACTAACTGTCCATAATGTTTTGGTCCTACCATTTTTTCAACATCATCATCAGTATAACCAAATTTTCCTGGTTCATGAACAACAAAATTTGAGTGGTGCATTCCAAGATCATTAAGATCATCTATTGGAACTATTCCAGTTTTTTTGCTAAACCAAATTTTATTTCCAGGAAATAATTTTTCAGATTCTGTTAAGTATTTTTTATGCCGTAAAATACTTCCAATATTTTCTAATAAAGCTGAAAACTTTTTGGATTTAATTGTTGTAGATTCTTTTACTTCATTGCTAGGTTTAGGTGTTGATTGAGTATTTTGTTTTTGTTTTGCTAGTTCACGAACAAATTCAAATGGAGAATCAAGTGCAGCTTCGATATGTTGTGGCGAACTTCCAAATCTTGAATGTTCTATTGCTTCTTTGGCAACAGATTTATGATATGAATGTTTAAGCGCACTACGCATATCAGAGTCATTATTTCCAAAATTTGGATGTTTTACTGCTGCCATGGCAACAGATTCATATGGTGATCTAACCGCATACATGATATCATCTGAACGAGTACCAAAATTTGGATGATTTACTGCTGCTTTAGCGACAGATTCATGTTTAGATTTAAGTCCAAAATATATGTGAGATGATGAACTTCCAAATTTTGGATGTTCTATTGCTGCTTTGGCGATAGATTCATGTTCTGATTCTAGTGCTGAACTAATATCAGATGGATCATTGCCAAAATGTGGATTTTTTATTGCTGCCTCTTGAACATTTTTATGTTTTGATTTAATTGCACGATCAATATGCTCTGGATAAACACCAAACCCTGGATGTTTTGTTGCCGCTAGTTGAACACTTTCGTGTTTTGATCTAAGTGCATCTTCTATATCTTCACTAAATTTACCAAAATTTGGATGTTCTGCTGCTGATTTGGCAACAGATTCATGTTTTGATCGAACTGCAATAGAAATATGATGTACATCAGCAGCAAAATTTGGATGTTTTGTTGCTGCTAGTTGAATACTTTCGTGCTGTGAACCAAGTGCAAAGGATATAGTCTCATAAGACTTACCAAAATTTGGATGATTTACTGCTAATTTTTGAATAGATTCATCATGATGCTCAAGTGCAGTAGCGATATCATCAGAACTTCCAAAATTTGGATGATTTACTGTTGCTTTGGCAACAGATAAATGTGAGCTCTGCTTAATGCCATTAACTATATTGTGATTACTACCAAAATTTGGATGATTTACTGCTGCTAAAGCTACAGATTCATATTTTGATTGAAGTGCTCTATCAGCATCCCTTTTATAATTAAATTCTGGATGATTTACTGCTGCTTTTTGGACAGATTCATGTGGTGACAAAAATGCATATCTAAAATCCTCGCGTGGTGTATTACGAGTGTCTCCCCTTTTAGCAAAATTGGGATGATTTAGTGCTCCCATAGCCACAGATTCGTGTTTAGATAGAAGTGCGCTTTGTATAGCTCCATCACTTTGTCCAAATAATGGATGGTTTAATGCTGCTTTAGCAACAGATTCATGGTCGGATCTAACGGCATAACCAAGATCTTGTGCTTTAAAATTTGGATGATTTACTGCTGCTAAAGCTACAGATTCGTGTGGGCCGTGTAATGCCTGCCATGCATGATATTGGGCATTAAGAAAGCGCGGATGTTTTATTATTTTTTCTAAATCATCTTTATTTGTTGATGGATTTGTTATAGAGGTATGAAAATTTAAATCAAATTTTAGGTTTTCATCGATATTTGGTAGAGGTCTATGTTCAAAAGAAAGCATTTTAATATTTAAATTTGGATGATTTACTTCAGTATCTCTATGATCCATGAATTGATTTGATTGTGCATGATATTGATATTTTTCTCCTTTATATGAAGGTTTTTTTGGTATCAATATATGCATTGGTCCTTTTTCATTATAATGATCAAATCTATTATTTTCAGATCCTGAAGCGGTACACCAATTTGTATTTGAACCAAATGCACAGGCAGCTTTGGAATTGTGTGGTTGAATTACTTTCCAATGCTCATTTTCACCATGTAGTGTATAGTCTACACCAGGAACCAAACCACCAGATTCGGTAGAAGTTTCAGGCCTGAAACTAGTTTCAGGTGAATGTTTTTGAACTATATTAAATAATTCAGTACGATTATTTACTCTGCTTAAGTTTACTTGATGTTGATCTTTAAGATCTTCAAATTTAGCTAAACTTGGAATAATCGTTGATTTTATATCTTCTTGATTTTCAACATTTCCTTTTATAACTTGATTTAATATCCAACGACCATGATGCTTTGGAATGTCATGTAAACCCAATTGTGTTTTTATAAATTCAGTTTTATGTGGTAAGATATCCTTTTCACTCGTAGATGGGCTTTGATATGGAAGTTTATATCTGTCTATGATCTTATCACCAAACTGTTTTACAAGCTGTTGCCATTCCTTGTATTCTAACAGTACAGATAAATTATTTCTAAATAAGTGTCTCTTAAAATTTTTCATTATTATTATCTCATGCTAATTGGAATATTTCTGACATGCTCTGCACGAATATTCATAAGATTTGTTGATCCTACCATGTGTGGTCTATAATATCCAGTATTATGAATATGCATCATCATATATTGGGCATATCTTGGATCAAGAATATCTGTTCTATTCACTCTCACACCAATGTGCTCTGGGCTAAATTTAGTTGTTACGGAACCAACTGTTTTATCGGATCCCTTGCGAGTGATCCAAAAATGTGCATCTTCCATATTTGTTCCAATATCAGCAAGATCACTCAATCTGGTTCTTGAAATCTCAACAGTATCTTCTTTTCTTTGTGGTTGTTGCTCTGGTGGCTTTCTTTCTGGATTTGGATCCTTGCTCGTTGGTTGCACTGGACCAACGGGAGGAACCTTCATTTCTAGAATATGCTGTTTAAATGATTTCATTTGATTATTTAGGCAATACAGCCAGTTTAGTACCTTCTCTAGTAACACTTACATTTGAATCAGCATCTCTTGGGAGATTGAACATATTTTGTGGAACATTTGAACGAATACCAGTTCTTTTTCTTGTTATATCATGAGTATATGCATCTTGAAAATTTTTACTTGTAGTTTTTCCAATGTCCTTCCATTCACCTCTAAAGCGTCTGATTAATCTATCTGGACCATCATTCTCATAGATGTTTTGAAATAATTTTCTAACATGGTGTTTTATTTTTGATCCATGACGAACAGCCTTTCTCCACATATGAATTCCACCCTCAGACTGCATTCCACCAGAGAGTATTCCAAAACCAGTGGCATTAGCTATCGTATGAAGAAAATTATCTGGTAAAGAAAATACACCCTTTTCTAAATTTGTGTAAATTTTTTGTGGAACACCACTATACATTTTTATTTTTTTACCAGATTCTGTTTGAATCGTATCGTTTGGATGATGTGATAGCATATAACTGGCAAGAGCCGTTCTCTCATGGCCTGGTTTGCTGGAAAATACATGAACATTCATATATCCGGGACCAGTGTCATCTTCTGATTCTGAAGTTTTTTTCTTTATTCGAATATGATAATCATCATTTAAATCATGACGAGTAGATCCTTCGTGATCATAATTAACACCAATTTTACTTACAAGTTCATCTAGCGTTTTTATTTTTTTGGTTCTACCAGAAGTTCTAACGATATAATTTGGGTCAAATCCACCCATGATATCTTCAGTTAAAAATATTTTAAAAGATTTCATTTTTTCTTTGATTTAACCTTTTTAATTAATTCTTTTCTCTGAAACGCCATTTTATGGGCTTCTCTTCCAAGTTCCTCATCGGTGACATCTGGTTGAATATCTACAGGAAAGGTTAAAATATCTGACATACCGGATCGTATTAGCGCACCAACTTCCTTATGGCTCATATTATCAGTATACACCTTCATTCCATGTAATCTCATAAGATCCTCGACAGACATTGTTCTTGGATCATCGTCAGTACCAAGAGTAGTTTGTGTATGGGCATTGATATCCTCAACATCAAACTCACCCTCTCCGGTTCTTTTTGCAAGTCTCATCTCGGCTCTATCGATTTTCTTCTGTGAACCACCAGCGGCATACATTTTATCAAGTCTTGCTTCTAATTTAGAAGTATCTCTTTGATATCTTTTTTGACCAGTGGGGCGAGCTTCTGTGAGGTATTGTTTAAATGATTTCATTGTCTTTCCTTTGAAACTATTCTTTCCAGTCTTCTTCTTTTTCTTTGCCCAATAGAGCCACTTTTAAGTCTATCCACGATAGCCTTTATTACTTCTTCTCTTGGTTTTTTATCGGTTTGAGATTCTTTACCGTCTTCGACCCTAGTATTTTTTCTTTTGGGAGTTAATGATGATCTTTCATTTGGCTGAACAACATAAACTCCTTTAGAAACTAAATGATCTCTTAATTTACTAATTACACCAAGGGCAGATTTTGGACCAAGTTCACCCATTGTAAAAGTAGTAATTATATTTCCATTAGAATCTAATAACCTATGGTGATTAGTAGTGCTGTCTATAGATACATGTTTTTTCCATTTACCAATAAAACGAAGAATATCTCTTGATTTCATTTGCAATGGATTTACACCCATTATATTTCTTCCTCCAGATTCTAATAAAAATGTTTTAAATGATTTCATATTTAATATTT